TAGCACCCCTATAACAATGCTATGGCAATGCTATACACTTGTAATGCTTATGTGATATGGGTTTGCTAGAATTTTAAATCTGGTCTAATATAATCTACTGTATAATCACCAAAATTAGCAATTTGAAATGCTCTTAACTGTGGGATCACTTCCCATTTGGATACGGCAGGGTGTGATATTTTTAGTAACCGAGATAAATTCTTGCCACCACCATATTTAGTGATGACTTCTTGTTTTCTTTCTATGGCTAATTCATAACTCATACTACATATATTATAATTTTATTAACTTTTGTCAATATATTGTTGACATATTATTAGAGTTAACTTATATTAATTAGATAATTATAACAAAAGGGAAAACAATGAGTTTAATAATAAAAGATGATAGCCAACAATCTAAGTACCCCCAACTATCAATAGGGGTTCATAATGCTAGATGTATTAGAGTTATAGATTTAGGTACACAAAGAAATGAATATAAGGGGGAAGTGTCTTGGAAAAGAAAAGTCATGATAACTTGGGAAGTCCACAACAAAGATGCTGAAGAACCTTTTGAGATTAGTAAATTTTATAATCACAGTATGTATGAGAAGGCAAATCTTTCCATAGATTTAGTTTCTTGGAGAGGTAGACCTTTTACAGAAAGAGAAAAAAAGGGTTTTGATATAGGCAATCTTGTTGGCAAAGTATGTCAATTAAATGTTATAGAAGGTAATAATGGTAAACCAAAAATTCAAACTGTACTACCAACTAAAGATGAAGTAGGTATTCAATATAACAAATCATTGGTTTTTAGTATTGAAGACTATCAAAAAGGTGAGCTTAAAATCTTCAATCAATTAAGAGAAGGTATAAGAAATATGATATTAGAGTCAAAAGAACTTGAAGGACAATCTCAAGAAGATGTAAAAGAACATGGAGAAACTGATATAGAACCAGATGATGCAGTACCATTTTAATAGTGATATGATAGAATATTATAACAAAGAGGGGTATATAGTTAGTTCTTCCGGAAAACTTATTTTAGATCATAAAGGAAATAAAATATTTGTTCCAAAAGAATACAGAGATAAATCTAATATGTGGCAAGAATGGAGTAAATAAATGGAAACATTAATAATAGGATTGGCAATTAATTTATACACATGGAGTAATGCAGATTTCTTTGTGCATAGAAAAAATAATGAAAGACAATATAAATGTGTGTGGGTTGATAAAGGTTGGTCAAAAGCTGACAAAGAAAATCCATCTATTACAATACTTGGATATACAAAATACAAGCACCATTGCATAGCAAAAGAAAAATAATGTTTAAAATATTTATAATTACTCTTTGGTTAGAATATGATGGAAAACTATTCATGAAGTATGCTTTGCCCTTACAAGCAAAATGTAATTTTATAACTTGGTGGAATATTCAAGAACAATTTTCCAAAACCCCCTATCATGCAGTTGCTATGAAATGCACAAGAATAAAAGATTTTAGAATAAATAAAAGGATATACAATAGTGAAACTTACTAATAAAATGAACCTTCCCCTAGCTATCAAGAGAGCAGTAGAGAATGATCCTTATGACCCCTCTGGATCAGATATATCTACTACTCGCTTGATAGCACCCCCTTTAATTAGATACCTAGAAATCAAGCATCAAGATGAAATAGAAGAAGATGTTGCAGATAGAATATGGGCATTACTTGGTTCATCAGTACATCATGTAATTGAAAGAGCAAAGATAGAAAACGATTTAGCAGAAATACGATTGTTCTACAAAGATGATGATATAACGAATGGTTGGACATTATCTGGACAATTTGATTACATAACAAGTGAAGGAGATTTAATTGATTTTAAAACTACTTCTGCTTGGTCAGCACTAGATGCTTTGCAAAATGGCAAAGATGAGTGGGAAGAACAATTAAATATATTGTATTTTTTGGCTAAACATAATCCGGATAAAGTTAATGTAAAGATAAACAAATTATATATTATAGCTATATTAAGAGATTGGTCTAAGATACAAGCAATAAAATCTGATAACTACCCACAAGCACAAGTAGTTCAAATACCTATTAGGTTGTGGTCAAATGAAGAACAAGAACATTTTATTAGAGAAAGAATAAGATTGCATCAAAAAGCAGATATAAAAGAACCAGATATATGTTCACCTAAAGAAAGATGGAGAAAAGAAGATAGCTTTGCAGTTATGAAAGATGGTAGAAAGTCTGCATTAAGGGTATTACCAACTTTAAATGCTGCCAAAGAATATTTAAAAGAAAAAAATATGCAAGAAGGTAAAGGTTGTTTAATCGTACATAGAGCAGGTGAAGATGTTAGATGTGCTAAGTATTGTAGAGTCAATAAATGGTGCAAACACTTCAATGACACCATATTTTAGTTAACTTAAATACACTTGCATAATCCAGAAATACCCCTAACATTGTCGTTATGTGGGATAAAATTAAAAAAGTTACAAAGACTTGGACTATCTATAATTGGGTAGAAATTAGTTTGTTGTTACTTATCTTGTGGAATGTTTGGTAAATGTTTCAAGCACTAATTAGTCCGGTTGCTAATCTAGTGGGAACATATATTAAGGGTAAGCAGGAAAAGGCAAAACTAAAGACTCAAGTAGAACTTTCTAAACTTCAAGCAACAAAAAAACAAATAGAAAAAGATGGTATGTGGGAAGAAAAAGCCATGTCTGCATCTGATAATTCATGGAAAGATGAAGCATGGACACTAACATTTATTGGTATAATCGTAGCATCCTTCATACCTGCACTTCAACCATATATGCAACAAGGGTTTGTCTTCTTAAAAAATGATTGTCCAGATTGGGTATCATACGGAATTTTAGCGTCAATCGCAGGTTCATTTGGGTTGAAGGGTATTGCAAAGATGAAAAAATAATGTTTGACAATTTAGAAGATTTAAAAGACCGGATCAAAACCCATGAAGGGTACTGTGATACAGTTTACAAAGATACACTTGGTAAAAGAACCATAGGATATGGACACCTCTGCACAGATGATGAAGAATGGGAAGATGGCAAAGCATACAGTATGAGCTATCTTAACGATATATTTGAAATAGATTTTAATGAAGCAGTAAACCAAGCAGAAAAATTAATTGGAGATACTATCATTAAAAACAAAGCAGCCGAAATTATAGTTGAAATGGTTTTTCAATTAGGTATGGGTGGTGTAAGTAAATTTAAAAAAATGTGGGCAGCATTGCAAAATCAAGATTATGAGGAAGCATCTGTGCAAATGTTAGATTCTAAATGGGCAAAACAAACACCGAATAGAGCACAAGATTTAGCTGCTATAATGAAAAGTGTTAGTTAAATAAATAAGTAAATTCCCAAAATAAAAATCCAACTGCACTACCAACTACTGCAATAATAATTAACATATCTCTTCTTCTTTTTTTTTCTTGTATTTGTCGTTTAATTGCATCTTTATGTTCTTTTCTTTGTCTTGCTATTTCTTTTTGTAATGCTTCCCATTGTGTTAATCCATCTGGTGCATATAATAAAAATATTTCTCTTAACTGATTTCTCATTTTTTCTATTTCCATTTTTCTTAAATGAGCTGCAATAGCATTTTGTTCTATACTACTAAACTTACCAAATACACTTTTACCTTTATTACTAGAATGTGTATCTATATGTGATTCTGCTTCTGCCCATTTCATAATAGGACTAGCTAATTCTGTTAAATCTTTACCTACTTTTACACCTTGTTGTATTAGAGATATTGCAGATTTAGTAGCTGCAAATGCTGTAATTGGATCTATTAACATTACCCCTCACTTTTTCTTTTTATGCCTTGCTGCAAATTTTCTTGCTGCTTCCACACTTCCAAACCCCCATTTTTTAAGTGCTAATGCTTTTCTTGTTGGTCTACCTTTCTTATCTTTCATAGGACCTTTCATCCCTGCAAACCGAGCAGCAAAACTTACTCGTCTTGGATTAGTTCCTTTTTTAACAGGAGGTTTTAAATTAGCACCTTCTTTTCTTTTAAAGTATTTTCTACCTGCTGCTGTTAATCCTCCTGTTTTACTTTTATGTATTTTTCTCATACTATATATCTAATATTTTAAAAAACAAAGTTATCAATACTCCCATAATAGATAAAGTTGATCCCATTATTAATATCTCAAGTCTTTTAACTCTATAATCTAGTTTATCTAATAATGTTTGCACCATAGTTCTATACATAGCACACTCTTTTTCATGTGCTTTCATTTCTGATTTCAAACTGCTGTATGATTGTCTAGCCATTATTTAGGTTTCTCTGGCATAGTTACAGCTTTAGCTTTATCAACTGTATCAATACCTTTAGTTATATCTCTTAATGCTTGTCTATAAGTTTTCCAAGCATCTGACATAGTTGTATCAGACATACCCATCCAATCACATTCAGCTAACAGATTAGTTCTTTCTTCACGAATACTAAGCATAAGTCTGTCATATTCGCCTTTAGCCCATTCTACATCTCTAGCTTCTAGTTCTTTGATTTCTTCAGCAGTTAATTCTACTCTTTTATCATTAACCACTTTATATTTATAAATAGACATGTTTACCTCCTTTCTTTATTTAATTAACTCCATATAATTTCATTTTACCACTCGTAAAAGTTCCTGTTGATAATTCTATTTTTATGTGAGTATGAGTAGAAGATGAATTACAAAATGCACTTCCAACTGTTCTACATTTAGCCATACCAGATGGGTGAATATGACCAGAGTGATAATTTAAAGATGGATATGTTCCACCTGTAATAAACAAACGACCATCACAATATTCGCCTGTACCCCCACCCCATTGATTAGCACCATAGTGCAAAGATATATAAGCGGCACTGCTTGGATTACTTGCTACAGTATAATGAGCATTAGTATAAACTGTTGTGTCAAGTGAATGTGAATACACAGAACTTGTAGTAAATGTATCAACTGCTGTGCCAAAAGTTACTCTTAGGTTTGCTCCAGCCGCAGTGCCATGAATCAATCTAATTAAATCAAGTACACAAACATCATAAGCTGATATATCAAATATCGCTTGATTATCACCACTAGATATTGTTGTGTTTGTAACTAATACTAAATTTCCACCCACACCACTAGGCAATGCAGTTATTGAACTGAGTGTATTATTGTTTGCTCTAAGTATTGCCATATTTACCTACCAATCTCCATTATCACCTAAACTATTAGTCAGACCATATAAATCAATACGACCTTTAATATTATTTGAACTCATAAGTATTCTAAACCCTGTTACATTTTGTGAGCTATTCCCAGAATATATACCTGTAGACATATTTGTTGTCAAAGCATTTAAACTTGTATTATGATAACTTGAAGTTAATGAATTCATTGTAAAATAATAAGGTGTAAAATCTACAGTAACCTCACCATTGTGTTCCATTCCTGTGGCTGAACCAGAATAATTTGACGGATTTATTATCATTGAAGTTGAACCTGTACTTCCACCACCAGAGGTACTTGAAGAACTTAATCTGTGCCTAAGATAACTATACTTGTATACACTACCTGTTTGTATACTACCACTATGAAATACTTGCATATTTAATGAACCTGATGACCCTGTATCTGCTTTTACACCAGCAATTCTTAGCATATATTTTCTATATTTTGAAAGGTCTATAACATCACTTGTAGTAAAATCTAAAGTACCTGTTGCTGTATGTGTTGTACCACTTAAATGAACATATCCACTACCAGCACTACCAAAAGATAAATTACCACTACCATCAGTAATTAATGCTTTGTCTGCACTCGGTGCTGTACTTGGCAAAGTTAATGTATAACTCTGTCCTGCCGAATGAGGTGGTCCTTTAATTTTTACTCCATGTGTATTGACTTCGCAGTTAAGTTGAATTGCTCCTGAATCTGATCCTGCTCCTTTTGATATGATAGTTGGTGCAGTAGCTAACTTATCATTTGTAATAGTGCTATCGCTAACTGTACCTATATTTAAAACATCACCTAATACTAAAATAAAATTTATTACATCACCTGTTACAAGATTACTAGCAAAAGTTATTGTTGAACCAGATATAGTGAATGAAGAAGTAGGATTCTGTATTATACCATTAAGACTAACAAGCATTTGGTTTGCACTTGCAGGACTAAAATTAACAGAATCTTTCTGCATAGTATATGCCGCTTGACCATTAACAACAGATATAGTGTCTAGCTTTATAAAATTTCCTGTTATAGGTTGTTTTCCAATATAAGGCATTATTTTGCTATCCCATACAAACTAAATATACCTTTAGAAATATTATCACTTGAAAATGACATTTCTATATAATTCATTGCACTTGTATTTTCTATATACCAATTTTGTGAAACATGATAAG